CTTTTTTACTAGCTCTCCGGTCCATACTTCTACTAATACTCCCGCCCCTAAACTTCCGACCGGAATTTGGGGCAAAAAGCTCAACGCAAATAGCCCACCGCTCACGGCAACAGGGCTAACGTCTAACACCTGGCCAACCACTCCGCCAATGATCAGGCTTAGCATGATACTGGCAAAAACTGACATTAAAAATTTGATTTTCATTTTGATTTCTGATTTTGATTTCTGATTGATATTGATTAAAGTTTAATTTTATACTCCTCGCGGTACAAGCGGGCATACTCTTCGGGCTGTTCGGCCTTGAAAAGTTCAACAGCTTCAGCTCCTTTTTTCAAAAGATCGCTGAACGTTTTGGTTTCTGCATTATCTGCCGAGTGACTGCTGCCACCTGGCTTAATAACATTCATTGGCTTCGTGGCCGCCATCGTATCAAGTACTTGCTTGGCCGCGTCAAAGTTGGACGCCGCAAAGGCCATAAAATGCTCTTTTTGGGCCGATGAAATCTTACCGGCACTCATCGCCTGATTTATTAGATCATCAATTTTTGCCTGCTTTAACCCATTAAGGGTTGTTTGAGCTGTTTGAAGCTGAAGCTTAAATTCTTCGGCTTTGACATCACTGGCACTTTTAGAACTCATAAGCTCTCCGATTTTGCTCAGAATTTCATTTTCGGTGGCCTGTTCACTTAGGCCAAGTTTAAGGGCAATTAGTTTCATTTCTTTTTGATTTTGATTTTGGGATTGATTTCTTTCAAATAATGGCAAAATTGCAAACGACATTTCCTCCTCCATTGGTTGGTAATTGTCATCGTAGAGTCTTAACGCTTCTGAGTGCCTTCCTATATCTACCAACGAGGCCTCCACAAGTTCCCACTTCGTTATGGTGGGGCGAGTTTGGCCGGGCAATAGAAACTTAGGATCTTCACTCACCTCTATTACGCGAATGCCTATTGAGCACATTCTTATAATATCCTGCTCCACTTTGTTGGCGATTTTTACGGCGAAGTCGTCTTTGGTGTCCAGCGTTGGAACGGCCAGAATATCATCGCCCTTTACCTCAAAATGCTCCCATTTACCAATGGGAAGGGGGTCGCGATCATCAAAATAGCGGCGGTGCATCCATAGGCATATTGGGTTTTGTTTAAACCTTTTAAAGTCACCTCCAGCGGTGAGTACCCTGAAGCCATCCACATTAAGATTAGAGTTTGATAGTCGAAATGGTTTTGCCATGTTTTTTCAAGTATTGAGCTGCAAATAAAACTCATATTTTGCCCTCGCGCAATTCCTATATATATGATAATCATTTATATATGCATTATAATAAGCGCGGCTTATATGGTATTCTGTCCATTTTTATGAACTTGTTTTTTGGGGCATATTTGCACAAACAACAAATATGGGCACAAGACAAAACATGCTGCAGAAGAAAGAATTAGCTAAAATTCTATACTTAAACGGAAACCTTCAGAAGGAAATTTGCGACCGCGTCGACATTACTCCAAAAACGCTCCAAAATTGGATCGAGGACAACAATTGGAAGGAGATGCGAGCCGCTAAAAATATAACCAAACCGGAGCTAGTTAATAAAATCCTCTCCAAAATTGCCGAGCTGATTGAAACCACCTCAGAGGATAATATTGACGGGCTTGGCGATAAGCTGGCTAAGATGGCCAACGCAATCGAAAAACTTGATAAAAAGAGTAATGTGGTGGACGATATTGAGGTTTTTATGCAGTTCAATGCGTGGACTCAGACCCGCATGGCAACTGACCCGGAGCTAACCAACGAGGTCGCCAAAGCAATTAATAAATTTCAGGATCTATACATTTCAGAAAAAATAAGCCATAAGTAAACCTATGAAACCACAAATTTTTGTCAATCAATTCAAGCGCTTTGCGCTGTTAACGGAAGAAAAAACGGGCATCAGCGCAGTTGCAATTTTAGCCCAGGCGGCACTGGAGTCTGGCTGGGGCGAGAAGGCTCCCGGTAATATGTTTTTCGGTATTAAAGATACCGACGGGATTAATGGCAATGAGCAGCTTATACTAACCACTGAGTACTCCCGCAGAGCAGACGATTTCAAAAAAAATAAAATTGTAAGCGTTACGCCGGTAATGATTAAAGGAATCAAATTTTTTAAATACAAGCTATATGCCTACTTCCGTAAGTACGAAACCCCTGAAGAGAGCTTTACCGATCATGCCGAATTTCTAATCAAAAACAGGCGCTATTTCAAAGCCATGCTTGTGGCGGCAGACCCCTACAAATTTACAGATGAGCTTGTAAAGGCCGGCTATGCCACCGGCCAAGGGTATAAGAACTTAATGTACTCCTTAATAAAAACAATTCAACGCTACATGTAATGTCAAATTTAGACGCGGCATATAAAAAGTGGCAGGAGCATTGTAAAAATATCCAAGACAAAACAGCGGTTAATTTTAATGAAACCCCTGGCCAAAAGCAGTCCCGATTAAGCAGGGCCCGAAAGGACTATGCCTTTTTTGTAAGCTATTACTTCCCGCACTTTGCCAATACGCCATCAGCTAAATTTCACATTAAAGCGGCAAATAAAATCCTTACAACTCCCAATCTAAAGGCCGTATTTAAGTGGGCGCGTGGACATGCTAAGTCTACCCACATGGGAGTGATGATTCCTATGTGGCTCAAAATTCAAGAGCCCCGACAAATCAATGTAATGCTGCTGGCCTCAAAATCTGAAGATGCAGCAATCAGGCTACTTGGCGACCTTCAGGCCGAGTTCGGACACAACCAACGTTATATTCACGACTATGGCGTTCAATTCAATCATGGCAGCTGGCAAGATGGAGAGTTTCACACGCAGGATGGCTGCATGTTCATGGCTGTTGGCCGCTCTCAATCTCCCAGAGGTATCAAAGAGCGGGGCAAACGCCCCGACTATATCGTTATTGACGATATTGACGATGACGAATTGGTGGAAAACGAAAAGAGGGTAAGAAAAGCAACCGACTGGTGTATCGAAGCATTAGGCGGCACCATGGATATGTGGCGTGGCCGCTTTATCGTAGTTGGCAACCAAATTGCGAAATTTTGTATTCTATCTAGCATCGCTGAACGCCCTGACGTTTTTGTTACTCAGGTTAACGCGATTGATAAAAATGGCAAGCCAAGCTGGAGCGAAAAATACACCGTTGAGGAAATTCAAAAGGTTCGGGAGTTCATGGGCGAGCGCCGATTTCAAAAGGAGTATATGAATAACCCAGTATCTGAAGGAGCGGTTTTCAAACACGACTGGATTAAGTGGGGTAAAATGCTTTCGCTCAAAAAATACGACCACATGATCGCATATTGCGACCCCTCGTTTAAGGGAACCACAAAAAACGACTACAAGGCTATCAAAGTATGGGGCAAAGTTGGAACGCAGCTTCATCATATCAAAGCATTCGTTCGGCAGGCTTCCGTCAGTTCAATGGTTAAATGGTGGTACGACTTTCATGAGTCGCTGCCTGAAGGAGTTATTTGTGATTACTATATTGAGGCCTCATTTTATCAGGACATCCTCTTAGATGAATTTGAAGCTGAGGGTAAACTTCGCAGCTATCAATTGCCTATCCGCCCCGACAATCGCAAAAAACCCGATAAGTTCCAGCGCATCGAAGCCATTAGCCCACTCTGGGAACGCGGATTTATTACTTATAATATCGACGAACAAAACGACCCCGATATGCTTCGCGGTATTGAGCAAACGCTCGCTATCGAAAAAGGCAGCCGTGTGGCCGATGATGCTCCTGATGCCGACGAAGGGGCTATTTACTTGATTCAAAAGCGTACTCGTATCGAAAACTTTAAACCGGAGCTTGGCCAACGCTCAGCTTCTTATTCAAATTATTAATCATGCTTACAATTGAAGATTTTAACGTCATCATAGACGACATTCAACTCAAGGTGGTTCAGAACTGCGAACCCTCGCTCCGGAGTTCCTCGGAGGCTATGGCTATCGACCAAATGAAGTCGTACCTCAATGGCCGCTTCAATACCGATGCTATTTTCTCAGCTTCAGGGGCGCAGCGAAATCAGGCTATCGTGATGTATCTCGCCGATATCACGCTATACCATCTTTTTGCAAAGCTGCCACAACGCATGGGCATGGAGGTTCGCCAGCTTCGCTACGATGCGGCAACCCGATGGCTCGAACAGGTAGCCGGCGGCAAAATTATGCCTAACCTGCCAGTGGCTGCTACCACAGACGATAACCCTGGCTCAATAATGTACGGAAGTGATTCACCTAATTCATACAACTGGTAATATGGAAAACGAAGCATATTTTAGAGACGCCCTTGCACGTAAAGAGGTGCAATCAATGATAATAGACCTAGCCATTTCAACCAAGCAGCTTACTGCTAAAGATGTGGCTAAATGGAGGCAGGCATGGCAACAAGCCATCAATTACGAAAACCCAAAACGCAACAACTTATTGCTCATCTACGACGATGCAGTAATCGACCTTCACTTGAGCGGGGCCATGAGCAACCGCAAAGCAGAAACAATGGCCATGGGTTTCAAGATCGTTGATAAAAACGGGAAGGAAAAACCAGAACTAACTGAGCTATTCGAGGCTGAGTGGTTCAAGGAGTTCATTGATTTAAGCCTTGATTCGGTTTTTTATGGCCACAGCCTTATTCAATTTGGTAACAGGATCAC